TTTCCCATGTTCTGTAACCTCCTTTATTCCACCTTGTTAGTCGTCACTCCACATATTTAATAAACCGTCAATGTCTCTTTCTAATTCGCAATAATCATCTTCGATTTTGCTTCTTAAAATTTCATATAAAGCATTTATGCTTGTTAAACACAACATATTTTCTTGATATATTACATAATTTGGCGTTATTCCATCATCTTTGTATAAACATTCAAATGCGATAACGTATATTTTATCTATGTCATTTACATCTATTGATTCCTCACTTTCTCCATATACTTTTTTATAAATTCTTTTGTAAAATCTTACTAGGATTCCTGCCACTTCTTCATCGTTTATGCAATTATCACTGATTCTTTCTGGATTGCTCATAATTGTATAAATAGCTGCCTTTTTGCATGCGTCCTTGAATTGCGTCTTTGTAATCACGTTCCCACTCCTTTGGCATTTTTCTTTTACCCCACATCCTTGATATTAAGTTCTGCCGTTGCCGGTATAAATCTCATATATCCTGCATCTCTTATAATCTCATTTTCTGTTAAATCCACGATTTGTTTCTTTTCTTTTTCTGATTTAACTACAAGATAATAATGTTCATCTCTCGCACCCATACACACCTCTCCAATCTTGAAATGACTTAATGTGTATGTTTTAATACTTGGTGTTTTTGCATTAATCTTCATCTTATTCCACCCCTTTCAGTTGTTCTTCCAAACAATGTTTTAATGCATATATGATTGTATAATCTAAAGGAGTAATCCTTTGCGGACCATATTCTTTCCTATACTCATACTTAAATATCTCTGATTCTAACGCACTGCTTAGCTTAATTGGTTCCAACGGATTCTCAATATCATCAAGAAACTGTGCTTTCATCTTTTTCTTGTATTCTCTCAACTCTTTCAGTTCTTCCAACCACTCTGCAAGCTGTTCATGTTCTTTCATGCATTCAATACACCTGTCAAGTTTTTCATCTTCTGCATTTGCACGATGTAACATAGCCTGTCTATATTTCTTTGTTGCAACATCTTTTGCGTGCTTAATAGCTTCTTCTAATTTCATTCCTCTCCCTCACTTTCTATCCCCCCAAAGATGTATTTAATGATTCTGTCTCTTCCTATTGACTCGATCGCATCAAATACAAGTTGTTTTGATGCGAATACCACCGCTCCCTGTGGTCTGCAATCGGCACACATATCATAATCAAGTTCTTCATTGTATTCATCATACAAAATGAAATAACTAGCTTCGAGTGTTGGGTCATTGTGTTCCTTTGCATATCGTTCAAGTTCAACTTCTACTTTTCTTTTCTCTATAGCAAATACTATTTCTTTTTCTGTCAGAAATACGTTTCCAAGATCCCATCTTGTATTATCGTATTCGGTATCATCCCAAACTGCATTTACAATGTCTCCAACGCTGTCCAAATAATAATAACGCGTCCCAATCTCTGGCTTCTTTACCTTTACATCCTTATCTGGTTCTTTTCCATTCATCTTCCCAACCAATCTGTAAAACTCTTTTTCTTCTGCTTCTGTTAGATTTTTAATTCCCATATTTAATCCTCCTTATTTGTTAAATAATCTTCTATGGCTTGATCTAAAAATCTACTACTGATAAACCAACAATCAATGTATGTTGTTTTATTTTGTTTGTTATATATCAATAGACTTTTGTTTTTAACATTTTTCAATGTTATTCTCATCATGAGTGTATCTGTATTATTGCTTAACTCATCAACTCCTAAAACCGTGTTTTGTGTAAGTTGATTTAGCTGACTTGTAATACGCTGTAAACACGTTTCTTTACAAATTACTTTGTTCCATGTTGGTTTCAAGCATCTGATAGTTGTCTGCATATCATTTCTCTCGTCAGTGTTTGTCAAAATAAAGCAATCATCTAATTCTTTTATTTCTTCTCCACTTATAATTGCTTTTGTTTCTATATTATAAATTTGCATTTTTACTCCTTTTTTTCTTGTTTAATAGAATATTCCATCAAATCTTGTGCACTAAGTTGATGAAAGCAATATGCACAATAGTATTGATCTTTCATTGTCGAATCACATAAACATGGTTGCCATTCAATAATTACATCGCTTAAAAGCATTCTTTTTTCGCAATGTGGACATCTAACAATAGTTCTCCCTGTCGTTTGTGTTTTTGCCATTTTTACTCCTTTACTGTCCATTCTCTCCCCTGCCGTTAATAGCAGGGGAAATCATGACTTATACAATAGCGAGTTATATTGTACTTATGCGTTGCGAGGATTCTTATTTAATTGTTCGTGTGGTATATAAAAATCCTGCTGTGCAACAAGCCTTTTCTGGCTTGAGTCTCTGCCTAATAAAAAATGAAAAATGAAAAATCTGAAAATACAAAAAACATTATTTACAGTTACTTAGGCAGAGAATCAAACCAGAAAAGTATTATTTAGTTTTTATTTCCAATAACCCGAATGTGATGTTACATGAACAAATCTTCGTTCGTGTTGCTTCTTTTTGAATCGGCTTTGTCGAATCTCTTCTTTGACTTCTTCCACTAATTCATCTTCCCAGAATCTAACAAGATAACCAGGTACTCCATAAATTGCTCCACATTCCTGTACATGTAGCTTTTTAACTACTTTTTCTTTGACCACTTGTTTTCGGAACTCTTTTGTGTACTCTCTCCGCTTCGCTTCGATTCCGTATTTTTTCCACTTAAAGATGCTTGATGGGTCTACTCCGTATTTTTTCGCAACAGAAGTAACCTCTTTCGTTTCTTCTACTTCTTTAAGGATTTTTCTCTTAAGATCTTTGCTTATTTTTTTATACCCCATCTTTAGCCACCTTTCTGTAGATTGCTACATTTCTGTCTGTTAGGCTGTCGTGTCGTTTACCGCATACCTCAACACGTCCGTCCTGTACTAACTCTGTTAGCCGTGGTTGTACCTGCTGCCTTGTCGGTTCTAATACTTTTTTGTGCTTATACAACACCGTTGCGATCTCTCGTGCTGTCATTGCACCGTATTCGAGTTGTTCTAATATCAAGATATGTATTGCTTCTTTGTTGACCTTTTTGTGTGATTCTCTTCTAGTCTGCTTAGTAATGGAAGAACTTCGTAAAGCTATCTCATTACTAAAAAAACTCATTTGATACATTTTCCATCACTCCTTACTCTAATTGTTTCTGCATTAACTGCATCTCTAAGCTGTCAAAATCATAGTCTCTTTCACAGGCTAAGATACTTGCAGGATTCCGCTGTGGCTTCGGTTCTTGTGGTTTTTCGTAGTTCTCGTCCAGATAATCCACGTAACCAGAATTAAAGAATGTACTTCCGTTCTGTGGTTTTCTCCAACTACTGTCCTTAGATAAATCATCCAGATACCTTTTCAAAGCTCTTTCTATTTTTTCTTCTCCTATCTCATACAGAGTCTTTTTCTTTGTGTCGGATACCTGCCCTTTACCACGCTTATTCGGGTACTGTTTCCAGAGTCTTTCAAAACATTCATTGATTGCTTTTTTGTTTGACTTTTCGCAATTTTCTTTTGATTTTTCGCAAGTTTCCTTTACTTTTTCCTCTGTTTGTTCCACTGGTTGTTCCATTTTTGTTCCATTTTTAACTACCGTGTTTTCCTCAGTAGTTGCTTTTGCAACTTGTCCACAATCTATGTACTTCTGGTACTCATTAACTGTGTATATCGTGTATTTATTTGTGCTTTTTGTGGATATGTAACCAGTATCTTTTAGCTTCTTAAGTGCTGTTCGGACCTGCGATTCTGTTAAGCCTGTCTCTGCACTGATTCTTGTTATAGAAGAAACAAATTGCCCTGCCTTGATTTCTCTGCCGCAGTACCGCTTGTCCTCTAAATTTGTATGTAGCAGGCAGTGGTAAAACAATCTAAATACATTTGTGTTTTCATACCATTCCCAGTCTGTATTTATATTTATGTTCATTCACTGCCCTCCTACATTTATTTATCGTTATCCTCATGAATAGTAATTTCTATCCTTGGATTTTTCGAATCTACTCTAAAGTGGTCTATAAATCCTAGTACATACCTCTGTCCGTCTCCGGGGAATGTTCCAGATTCTACTAGACTGTCTAAGATAAATTTCTTAGCAAATGCAACATTGTCTGGATCACGTCTTTTATTTTTTTCATACCATGTAATCTCAACGATCACTGGGAAATTCAATTTCTTTTTGCGTAACCATAACGGTATGCTGTATTTACAGATTCTTTGATTCTTTTTCTTGCAGTCAGCACCTTTATATGCGTTAGTCCTGCATGATCGTGTATAATCGTTTAATCCGTCCAGTCTGCCTTGAATCGTATATGTTACAGCCATGACTTGCCAAACTCCTTTATAAACTCTTCTCTCGTGCCTATCTTTTCTTCAAATGCCTTTTGTGCCATCTTCTTATACATAAGGTCATATCTGGCATTTAAATGTGCGGATTGTTTACCGCCTGTATGGTGTTCGTGGCACAACGGAATCACTAAGTTATACTTATCAGCTTTCTTCCTGTTTGCTGTCCCATGTAAACAGTGGTGTATCTCTACATAAGGACTTCCACATAATTTACAATGTTCCATATCATCAACGATGATTGACTTTTTCTTTCTCAATCTTAAGTCCCCACCTTTCTTCCATTTCTTTTATCTCCTGCGGTGTCGCTGTTTCTATACCTAATGCCTTTGCTTCCTGCACCGTTCCTTTTATCAATTCAGACATTTCTTTCGTATCGTA